TATACAACGTAATAATACTATACAACGTAATAATACTATACAACGTAATAATACTATACAACGTAATAATACTATACAACGTAATAATACTATACAACGTAATAATACTATACAACGTATTAACACCATACAATGTAATAATATATACAACAATACGGTACAATTTCGTGTGGATACACAATATAATCCAATATTACAACGTTTTGATACAATACAAGCAAATGTCATACATAACACTTGTGATGCTATTCAGAACACATATAAGTTTAATAGTCGGACTGAATCAAAGCGAGAACCAAATAACACCATTCAACATAATGACCTCGTAAAACAAAATCAACATGTCCAACAAAGTAAAGATGTCCAAAAAAACTCCCCCTGCGACACTTTACAATTGTATGATTTTTCTCAACAATTGATGAGAAAAAAATACCACAGTGTCAATTTTATGTCTTAATACCGTTACATAAATTATACATAGAAAAAGCCCACACTTTAAATATTAAAAACATTTCAGTAACCACTGCCTTATCCGATACCTTTTTACAAAAGTATACAAACTGCTCACTTAATAATACAAAAAAACAACTGACGTCGTTGTTTTCAAGCAATGACTATCGGTTTGCAAATGTTAAATTATATGTGAATTGTATATCGCAATGTCCATTTGAAGACACAAAGAATACACAGCATATTATTCGGGAAATCTTATATTATAATACACTACCTGGCATTAGTGAAATCTGTCTAGTAGATACTTTTGGAGGTCTCCGCTATAAATTTTTTGAACAAATTATAAATGGGGTTACAAAGCATATGGATATTCGCAAGATCAGCGTGCGTTTATGTAGGAAAAAAACAGCCAATCCGTATTTCAAACAGTATCAAGAACATAATATAGCAAAGATTATTCAGTTTTGTATTCAAAATAATATTTATCAATTTGATGTGATTAGTGATAATAATGATGATAATGATAATGATAATAATAATGACAATGACATCGTAGATGCTTATAAAATATTAAACCATAATAGATTGTATAATTATATTGAAGATGATGCGGACTTAGCAAGTTGTGCTTGAGGAGGAGGAGGAGGAGTTATGTTTGAAGTCTTCTCATTAAACTGTGCGCTAGGTTTGTGAAATGCGTACACTTTCTCTCTTAATTCTAGATAATATTTGTATTTTTCTGGGTCTAATTCACTTTCGTATATTTTACTGTTACCGGTGGCAATCACTTCCACTTTTTTCTTATCCACGCCAGAATCGGGCGTTTGTTGGATCATCGTATTATAAATCCGAATAGTTTTCCAACCGGCTAATATTTTTTCAAAAATAAAAATCACTTCTTCACCTGTAATACCGCGTTTGGTGCTACGCTTCTTTTCTCGGCGTTCCTTTTTCATCGTTAAAAAAGTTTGTTTATATTTATCATTAACATCACTCATAATAAATATAATAGGTGAATATTATTTATGTAATTATATAAGTAATATTATGTCTTCTTATAATTACTAATTAATTGTAAATAATGTTCATATTTTTCTGGAGAAACTTCTGATTTATAAAACGGGAGTTCTCCTTGATTAATATTACGTTTTATATTTTTTACGATATCAATTGATAAGTCATTTTTAATTTGTTGTTTCAATCGTAGTGCGTCCAAATGTTCCAAAATGGCCATGGGCTTCTCTTCCTTCACTAATTTCTCAATTACAATACACATTTCTTCTAAGTGAATTTTGCGTTTTTTTATATTTTGGGCTTCCTTACTTAGAGGAATTTTTTGATGTGGTTGTTTTTCTTCAGTGCGGCATAATATAATACCATTTTTAATACGAGTTACTGTGTGTCTCGGCAAAGTAAGTAACTCCTGTATTTCCATATTTTTTTTCCCCTCTTTGATAAGTGCCCGTACTTTGAGGATTATTTCATCACTTACGCCACCCCTCGCATCTCTAATAGATGTGGACATTTTTTTCTTGGTTTCAGCTGATTTTAACTTGCCAAAATTGTGATTACCAGCGCCTTGCATTTTTTCTGATTTGTCTTTGTAAACTTGTTTCAAGTGTATTTCTTTACATACTTTCTCTTTCATTTCTCTCAATCGCATCAATTCCAAATAGCCTTTTTTCTCGTCTTTATTACAGTTGACATCATTAAATTGTTCTATTTTATGTTTTTCTTCATTACATATTTTGTACATTTCCTTTTTGACTACAACATCACTGGACGTAATATAAGTTTCAAAAGCCACTGCTTGATTATACTTTATAATTAACCAATCTTTAACAAGTGCGATAAATTTAAGACAATCCTGTTTTTTGTAAATAGCAAATTTTGTTTTATTATCTATATGACCAAAACCTAAAAATTGTTTTATTCTTTCCAATATGACAGGATGATTTTTTTGCGATATACTAATACTGTATCCTTTAAGATCATTGTCTATATAAAAACAACCTTCTGCATCTAACAAACCTTGAATATATTCAATATTCATTCGTATTAAATTTGTTTCATCCATTTTTTTATATTTATTAATGTCACTACATTTTTTATATAGTACTTCTTTTTCCTGCACTACATTTGGTATATCTGCCAATTTATAAAATTCGTTTACACATTCTATTTGTGGCTGTTTTATAATAATACTAAAACGGATATAGTCTAATAGAAGTTTGTATTCATTGCTTCGGAGCAGTAAATTATATTGATTCCGTACATTATGTTTATGATAAAACTCACCGGTCTCGTCTAATATATCCACAACTTTATTATTTCTATTTGCAGAGGTGGTGATACTGCCACCAAAATGATACCGAATGACACGTAATACATTGGTTCGGCATTGAGTAATAGTTATACCTGATTGATAACCGTGCAATATCTTCCGGATAAATACACACCCATCTCCGTCTATCATCCCTGCAATATAGGCTGGGTGTGGTGGAGCATTCTTAAAGCGTTGTAATTGTTTCAGTGTGTCTAATTCAATTGATGAGTCCATCTGTGTATATTGTAACATATACAAGATTCTGTAAGTTGTTTCAATTTAATATATAATTCATATTATAAAATATATAATATGAAAATTTTATGTGTATAATTTTTAAAAAATATATAAAAATTTTGTGACGTTGACACGTCTCAATTACTATACGCTAAGCCACCCCGGCTTCACGTATAGTGACCTCAATTTTTCAATTGAAGCATGGACTATCCCTTAAGTTATCACTGGAAGTTGCTAACTCCCTCAAACCCACTCCATTATAGTCTCTGAACCTTTCCCATATGCTTGCTATAACGCACGTAGGGACTTGGCTGCAGATTGTCCAATCCTTTTCGTTATTACTATGCCCTAGGTCATTACCCCGGGTATTCTTTTTGTTTTCACAAGAAGAAGTAGTAGAAAAGGCTCTTAGGATGTTCCCGCAATTTAGAAATGTTGCCTCGTTCATTAGTCAGAACGAGACTAGCTGATTACATAATGCATTTACATAATTGTAAACACATATCTGCTTTACACTGTTTATCCAAGTTAGTAAGCAAATAACTAACTTGGCAGTCAACTGTTTGGCACAGGTAAATCGAATGCCGCTCATTACGCGTAACACGTTATAATTGGTCGCATACACGCGCACCTTGGCAGTGTTAGTGCCTTGGACGGTGGCGTTAGACAGAACCAGCTGAAGAGTGGCATTGTCAATACGCGAGAAGTTGCAAGAACCCGACGGCTGATGTTCTTCAGGGCGAAGAGCAAAAGAGTACACGTTGATACCAGTGTCGGGGTTGCGGGTGTGGTGCTGGTAGGGTTGGACCAGGTCAAAGTAGGTGCCTTCACGTTCCGAGAAGCGGTCCTGGCCGTTAAGCTGGAGCTTGGCGGTGACGACGGGGTTTTCACCCCAGCAGTGCATATCCAGGGAAGACTCGGCGAGCACAAAGGTGCCGGCATCAGAGACACCCGAGTTAACAGCGGGACCTTCGGTTTGGGGTCCGTTATTAATAGGACCGGACCAACCAGCACCGGTGTTGGCGGCTTGACCAAGACCGTTGTCAAACCCACCTTGACCAGCAGCACCGTGGCCGCCAGCACCGTTGTAGTTCCACCACGAGGCGGCGGTAACATCAACGGCACCAGGGTCATTGAAGAGACCCGAACCATCAATGTACGAACCAGTGGTTTCGGCAATGCTCTGGGCACCACCGAAGGCGTGGATTGCATTAGGGAGGGCATCAATACCGTCCGTGTAGTTGAAGGGCTGGGCACCGAGCGTCTTGTAGAGCATGGTGTTGCAGTTGAGGGACGCGCAATAGTCCACATTTCCATCGGGCTGAACAACCCAGATTAACTCCTTGCAGGGGTGATTGAGGTTCAACTTGATCTTGTTGGAGGACGAACCGACGGATTCATCACCGGTGAACTGGAGCTGTTCAATCAGGTATTCATGGGGGTTCTGGGCCATACGACGACGCTCATCCGTATCCAAGAAGACGTAGTCCACATAGAGGGAAGCAGCGACTAAAGACTGGTTGTAGGGAGTGACCGACTTGACAGAGTTCGTTTTACCCGGGACACAGTCCAAGGTGTTCACGGCCCACAAGCATTCATCAATAGGACGGATATCCAAGTTAATCTTGACTTCGTGGTATTGAAGAGCGATAAGAGGGAGCGCCAAACCAGGGTTGCGGCAGTACCAGAATTGGAAGGGGACATAGAGGGTGGTTTCCGGGAGAGCGTTACGGGGTTCGCAAACCTGGACGGGGGCACCCGAGGCACAAGGACCATCAACGTTAGCGAACGAAGGGTCGCAAATAAAGGTAAGCTGGGTGGTGTTACCAACCATCTTGTAATAACCACGTTGTTGTTCAGCCGACAAAGTCAGCTGATTCCAGATGTGCATCCAGTCACCATATTGGCGATCAATGCGTTGACCACCAATTTCAACTTCAACCTGGGAGATCATCTGCTCTCCAGGGAAGTCAAGCCAGCGGGCCCAAACACCCTGATCAGCGGGGGCCTTCATGTTTTGGTTAATTTCAGGTAACGTCACCTGTAAATAGGTGCGGTAAGCCAAATCACCGTTTCGGCTGATAGTACAGGTCACACGGCGACCAAAATCGGCTTGACCGTTAAAAGTCTGTTCAATAGACTCCATGGCAAAGTTCGTGTGGCGACGATACGTCACCTTCCAGAAGGTAATCTGAGGGTTACCAGTAAGGTAAACATCTTGAGCACCATAAGCGACGAGTTGCATTAAACCTCCTCCCATTGTTTATAATATCCCTAAAGAAAAAAATTTTGAGTTTTAATTTAATTAATTTAATTAATTAAATTAATATAATTTATATATAAATAAATTGATTATACATAAATAAATTGATTATACATAAATAAATTGATTATACATAAATAAATTGATTATACATAAATAAATACGACACTTATATATTTACTTTATTCCATTCATATTTGCTAAGATAAACTGCTCTAAATAGGAATCTAAATAAATCTCTTTTTCTCCTTCGTGTTTTTTATTAAAAATATACTTGTCATCTCTCTTAACAATTGACCAGCCAGAATCTAAAGCATTATATAAAAATTTCATTTTCTCCAAGGTAATATAATTTATATCGCGATTTTCATTGGAATCTATATATATATCCATTATCAATAGAGTAGAAAACATAAATGTATAACTAAACATAAATGTATAACTAAACATAAATGTATAACTAAACATAAATGTATAACTAAACATAAATGTATAACTATAAAAACAATTTGTATAAAAGTTAATATATATTAACAGAGAAAATATGTATAATTCACTAAACTTTGCTTAAATAAATATTATATCTTTTATATATATATGGCTGGAGTATTTAAAACAACAAAAAAAATGTTAACTAGTAACAATGAAGCTGTTACACTTGACTTGAAACATAAAGAAATGCTCAACAAATTTAGAACTGATGTTTCAGGCACAAAACCCGAATTAGAAAAAGAGAAGGAAAAACTATTATTGCGTCTAAAAACCATCAATTTATCAGTTGATGAAAGAATAGTTATTTGTGATGCGTTGAGTAACTTAAAATTGCAGTTAAAAAATATCAAAAAAGCTGAAAAAAACTATTTGCTAAATAATTCCCAGTATATATTTGAATACTTTGAGCATAAAAAAAATATTGCCGAATGTAAAAATACACCCACCATGTTGGAACATTTTTTTCAATCTAAAGAATCAGCTACTACAGATGATATAAAAGTCAAGGAAATATCTTATCTGGATAAATATTTGACTAATATAAATGAATCATCTCTAGATATTAATAATTATACTATTCAAACCGACATTTGTAAATTCTGCAGTAAAGGTGATTTAATTCCATTGGATCATGAAGGAATTTTAATTTGTAATAATTGTTTTAAACATACTAAATATCTAATTGAAAATGAGAAACCTTCCTACAAAGAACCTCCAAAAGAAGTGTGTTTCTATGCGTATAAAAGAATCAATCATTTTCGTGAAATCTTAGCTCAATTCCAAGCTAAAGAAACCACACAAATTCCTGATGGCATTATTGAAAAAATTATACAACAAGTAAAAAAAGAACGAATCAGTTTATCACAGCTTACCAATAAGCGAGCCAAAGACATTTTGAAAAAACTCGGTTATAATAAATATTATGAACATATACCTTTTATTAAAGACAAGTTAGGTATTAAACCACCTATTATGAGCGCTGAACTAGAAATTACCTTGTGTAATTTATTTATGGATATTCAAGCCCCTTATGCGAAATATTGCCCAGATTATCGTATTAACTTCCTAAATTATTATTATACAGTATACAAATTATGTGAACTTTTAGATCAGCAACAGTTTTTGCCTTATTTTCCAATGTTGAAAGATAGAGAAAAACGCATTGAACAAGACGTTATTTGGAAAAATATCTGCGATGAATTAGATTGGGAATTTATGCCGACTGTATAAATACGCCATTACATAAAAATATTACTCAAGGCATATTTTTATGTATGAAAATTTATATGTATTAAAATTTATATATATGTATATTTAAAACCTAGGGAAACCGACTAAGTTTGCACCAATACCGAACCCGGCACCAGAACGGGCACTCACACCCATACTAGGCACGTAAGTATCCAAAATACTGAAGGTTGCCGCGGCGGTTAAGGCAATTAACGCAATTTCGTCTAAATTAAGCGAACGCTTGGGTATGGCAAAAGCAGCGATAGCAACCATTAAACCTTCCACTAAATATTTGATAGCACGTTTAATTAATTCGCCAAAATCAATACCGAACTCCATATTATATTAAATATAAAGAAAAAAAAAGGAAAAAGATTAAACAAATATAATTACATATAGTCTTAAATTAACTTAAAATATAGTTATTTATTTAAATATAAAACAATATGACTTCGCTAAATACTTCTTTAACATCCAATAATAATTTTGAACAAAAAACACAATCTGATGGTTCAAATAATCCCAAATACGTAGATGTCTTAGAAGAAGACAAACCTATTGCTGGACAAAAATTCACATGTATTTCATTCATTTCTCCAGAAAAAATTATTAAGATGCGAGAAATGTATTCTTTTGAGCAATTTCTAAAGCAATGGGAATTAAGCAAATCACTTGAATGTTATACACATTTTCTCCATTTTCTTGCGTACAAATATTCGCTAAACTTTGAAGATTTAAACAAGGATTTTCAAGAATTTTGTAAAGATGAGAAAGACACACTGTGTACGAGCAAAGTAGAAGACGATTACAAGAATTTTGTTGACACACACGAAAATGAACTTGATGATAAATATAATACATTGCACAAGTTTCAGACCAGTGTCCGAGGGGTGAAGATTCGTGGTTGTTATCCCACCCAAGACGAAGCCGAATTACGTTGTAAACTGTTGCGAGAAGTAGACCCCAATCATGATGTCTACGTGGGGCCTGTCGGTTTGTGGCTTCCATTTCATCCCGAATCTTACAAGACAGGACGCGTGGAATATTTGGAAGAAGAACTAAATCAATTGATGCACGAGAAACGGAGTAATGAAAGTCACGCCAAGGTTGAATTTGACAAGCGTGTGCGTGATACCAAGGAGAAAGCGATGGAGGATAACAAGAAGAAAGCGGTGGAAAGTGGTAACGTGCTTACACAAACAATTAATGAAGACGGGCAGCTTGTCAGTGTGAAAGATATGAATACGACTGAATCCAAAATGGATAAAACAATGTGTATTGAGGAATTACGCCGGGAATTATTTGAAGGTGATAATATTGTCATTGATAAAACATCGGACCGGGGAGTCAGCGTTATTAATAATTTGAGAACTACGAGTATTGTTGAGTAAATTTATTTACAAATAAAATTGATTAATATATTATTTTAATGATAATATATTATATAATAAGTACATAATGACGCTAAACAGAACAGTATGCTCCCTAACGACGTGCACGAAGCGGGTAATGTTTATAGAAAAAACGACATGCGTATGTAGTAAGTGTCATATGCAATATTGTACATTGCATCGGTTAGCGGAGGCGCATGACTGTAACCATAATTTTAAAGATGACATTAACAAAGAAAAATTCATTAACGATAATAAATGTGTAGGAGAAAAAGTTGTTAAAATTTAATTACGCATTTGCTCCTGTATGAAGAAATAAAAAAAACATATACACAAAACACAACAACGACAGATTTTTTAACATTTTTTTACATTTTTTACACTTCATTCATTCATCATCGTCGTCGTCACTGTCCATATAGTTTGCAACTGAAATAGACCGAAACATCATATCTGGTGATGGCGAAGGACTACGTGTGAAATCGTGCTGTTTGTGAGTTGTTGTGCAACCGTACATACTCTCTGATTGAGGCGGCGGAGTTTCAAGACACTCCTTCGGCTTTGTAATTTGCTGGTTGGCAGCAAAATACTTTACATATTTAATAATGCGGCTGCGAATTTTGTTCATGGCGTCAATAACACGCTCTTTGGATGAGCCCCAAAATAGATACTGACCAAGCTCTGCGTGAAACCAGATAAAATCAATGCCGGTCTCACAAATAGTCTTCTTTAAGAAGAACCCCGCCTCACCATTCACCCTACCAATAACTGCAATATTTGCAGGCGCGTCAAATTGTCCATATACCATATTGGCTTTACCTGGCAAACTAAGCTGAATCTGTAACTGGTTAAACTGCTCTGGCACATTTTGTAAATTATTGGTAACACGGCGTATTTCGTCCAGCGCACTTGATGTTTCACGTAAATAATAAGGCTTGAATGGCACGCAAAATTCAGGATTGGCTAATTCAAAAATCATTCTTGAAACTTGAGTTGGTTTAATAATACTATACTTTACATAGGAAAAACATTTCAATTTTAAAATACACTTATGTCAACCGTGTCTTGTGGGTTACCACTTTGATTTACGCACATTAATTTTTGGGCCTTGTCCTCGTTTCTTCGCGCTATTTGGGTCATATGTCGCTTCTTCATCGTCAGAGTTGAAGTCTTTTGACAGGTCCCAAAATTCTTTAGACCCTAGTTTAAAATCAGCATGATGCTGGGCTTTATACCAAAAAACTTGATCGTGGAGTTTATTGGATTTGGCATTATTATTGATGACTAAACATTCAAAATTTTCCGTACATTGATCCATGACTTGCGCAAAAGATTCAAAGGTTGGAAACATCCCGGCGTAATTCTCCCAAATACGTTTTCGGTTGGCAATATAAGGCTCTCGCAAAATAAAAACGTAATCAATATTCGTCCTTAAATTCGGTGGGATACCTAAAGGATACTGCATTGTAATAATCAACATCACTTTCCAGTGACGTCCGTTCATGAAGAGCAATCGCATCATTTTATCTCTCGTCCAGGTGGCATCATACAAGCAATCATCAAGTATCACAAACGCCCGAGGGTCAATATTACATTTTTTATATTGGTCAATTTCTTTCTTCACTTGTTTCAATACAGTTTTTTGTCTTTTCAAAATGTTCTCAATAATCGCGGTATTATATTCATCGTGAATAAATAACTTGGGAACGTGGGAACTATAAAAGCCATTTCCTGCTTCTGTGCCTGATATAACTGTACCTATTGGGATATCTTGATGATAAAATAGTAAATCCCGCACGAGGTAACTTTTACCTGTATCACGTCTTCCAATTAATACAACCACAGGGCCTTTATTTTCATCAGGCCTAAAACTTATATGTTTCATATCAAATTTTTTTAATTCCAATGTCATTTATATTTAGGTTATTTTTATATTAAAATAACCTTGTTTAACCGCAAAATTTATATTATAAAAAAAACCCATACCCTTATATTACCTGTGCATATGTCATGTTTATTATGTTTTTATTTTTATTTTTATTTTCTCTCTCTCTCTCTAGCGTTCTTCTCTTTCTGAACCATCGTCATATAACTCTAATACGAGATGCTCATTCAGTTCGCCTATTTCAGTCTCGGGCAATATTTTAGTTATCACCCCGCGACACAATGGACATTTTTTCATGTGAGTTATTTGTCCACTATCTTCACACCAGCCTTCTTTAACTACTTCTAATTTAGAATAGCATGAAATACACAGTTGGTGATTGCAACTAGTACTAGTTTTCGTCATCTCAAAACACACAGAGCATTCAATAATTGACAGCTTAACGTTTTCAAACGTTTTGATGATATTGTAAAGATCGGTCATAAGATCTGGACGGTCTAAAACAGAATCATTATCTGACTTTGGGATTGATTGAATAAGTCCAATCATTTTATTGAATCTCAACGTGTTAATTTTTTTTAACAGCAACATAACGCCCTTCTCCAAAGTAAATTCCTCGTCAAAATCTCGCACAGTAAATTCCGCCATAGTGTATTCAATATTAGGCGCTAGATATACACGACACGCAATGTAACGTATAACCTGCACTTTGTCAACCACTTTACCTTCGTATGTAAACTTAACCTTCACCGGAATTCCATCTATTTCAGTGATGGGTATCACAATTGGGTTAAGGGATTCGTTGTGTTTGCAATTTGCTTTAATATAAGCGGCGATACGCACTACCTCCTCCGTAAGTTGTTGCAAGACAGACATAATTTATTTGTTTTGCGTAACTATTTGTTTGATACGATATTATAAAACTTAAAATTTCAAATCAATTTTAAAATAAAACAGCTAAACATATTTTTATCTATTTTATTTTTTAAATATATATATCCAATATATAGAATAATGAACTATGTTGTCTATACAAAAACAGGCAAAAGTCCGGCATTTGATGATATATTTAATTCTAATAAATTAAATATTAAACTAGAGAAAGATATTAAGAATGGGGTAGGATTTATTATTTTACATCCAGAAGAAGCTAATGAAACTGTTATTTCATTTGATTTATCAGCATTTAATAATGCAAAAGGAGGCAACCGATTCAAAAAGTTTTTTACCAAAAGTAAAAAATATATTAACAACACAAAAAATTATGTGAACAACACGCAAAATTTTGTGTACAATACAAAAAAATATGTGAATAAGACAAAAAAATATGTGAACAATGCACAAAAATTTCTAAACAATGCACAAAAATATGGTAAAAGTAAAAAATATAGCAAAAGTAAAAAATATGGCAAAAGTAAAAAATATAGCAAAAGTAAAAAATATGGCAAAAGTAAAAATGGGGGAAAAACCACAAAAAGAAATATCAAAAAATATAATTTAGTCGGAGGTATTAAAATAAACAAAACACAAATATTAATAATTGTCGCTTTTTTAATAAATTTTTTGTTTTTCCCTATTGTTTTACCAGGAGATAGTAATAAGGGCCCTAGAAGTAGTGATTGGAAAATTGCGGGTTTAACTCCTCAGCAAGAGCAAATCATAAACAATATTGAAATAGATGTTATTCCTGGTTCTTTGAGTATTGAAGAATTAAACATTCAAACTGTAGGAGTCCTAAGAGAGAGTGATCAAAAAAATATTGATATATTTAGTAAAACTATGAATAGTGATTTTAGTGATTTAATACGTGATAAACAAATTGCTATTGCTAATATCAATAATTCAGTCCGTTCCCCGAGCTATCAGTTAAGTAACTTAATGCCAAAATTAGCGTTCCCTGATGTAGGCATTACTAAATTTACGTATGCGCCTAATAGATTATACGGGATAACTTCTAATTGGATTTTAAGTAAAGAAACAGGTATGTTTAACATAGAACTTTATAATATCACTGATAGTAAAAATCTTGCAAATCTTCCAGAGAATAAAGAGCTATATACTCTTGTTAAAAACACAATGAACGAACAACTACAAAAAATGAATGGATTAGGTATGATACCGCCAGAGGCTTCAGAAGGATGGTTTGATTTATATTTAGGGCAATTCGCGCCGAAATCACAAGTATCAACATTTAATTCTCCATATCATTTTGATGGTCATTCAACCCTTATGGACACAAACTTAGGACTTAATAATCCAAGGTCTGATGACTTAGAACTAGATGCTTTACGAGAAAAAATACGATTTAGCCGGCCCTATGGGCGCAATGAATCTCTGACCCCTACAACATTTTTTGTATCTCCATTTTCATCAATCCAAACAATGACTTATGGTTCGCCATTTAATGAGGATAGGGCATCATTTAAAATGGTTGACAGTGACGGTGACAGTGGTATTGTAATGGAGGGGGAAGAAGGAGAAACAACCACTTATTTAGACCAAAGTAAGGGAATACAGCATGCTTCAATGCCTGGTAATACGGTGCCTTTTCCATTTTCTGCCGGAACTGTACGTTACTTAATGATTGGTAATATAATGCCAAAAATAGCATCAACACAAGAAGTTGGTCCAAATATTATTAAAAATAAAATTACGGCTATTGAGTATTAGAACATAGAATACATAACCATAACCTTCACACTTTTTGATACTTCAAACCATATAGTAAACTTGAGAGAGATAATGTACTAATTGAGTTTAAATATCATTATAATAAATATAAAACAGAATTAATGGAGTTCGGTTATAAAAAACACAGCAACGAGAAATTATTTAGTACTTTAGAAAAAACCAATTTAGGTATTAAACAGCTCCAAAATTACATACCGCTTTATGCCAAGTTTTTTGTTTTGAATGAAACCAATTGGAACACAATTAATCTGAATAATAAATTTTATTTAAACAATATTAACGGATGTGAAACTACAAATATTGTAAATGGGTCAATCAAACATGTAAGTGGCTCTCAAAAATTAAGCAAACAAGTATTTTTCAAATATAGCCCACTGTTGGATCCGATTAAATATATTATTGGCAAATATGATATAACAGAACCGACTTTATTACAATTACCCTCTTTTATTAACCCTGGCGCGGGACAAGAAAAAACGAGAGATATGAATAATTCGGCTTATGTAGATAGTTTTTGTTCATTTTTAATCAGTAATTTATTACATAATCATGGTTTCCTGAATGGGATTGATTTTTATGGGTCATTTCTCTCTATTAAAGAAAACTATCCGGTAAATATTTACGACGATATTGAATATATTGATGAATTTGAATTTTTCCATAAAAATAGAGATGTTTTATTTACCGTAGATGAAACCTATAAGGATATCGTCGGTAGTGACACGCGAAATTATAAAGCAAAATTAAAATTCGCAAATAATGACGAAGTACCTTTGCAATTATCGGATATCAGTGAATTACTAACTACAAATATGGATATTTTATCCAGTTTAGTGGAAGATACTAGTGTAAGTAATGTGGTGGTTATGCCTGACATGGTTTATGAATGCCGGCAATTAGATGATAATTTGCGCTCATTGAAACGTTCTTCTACGTCCTCTTCTACGTCCTCTTCTAC